GCATCCATTAAGAAAACAGCATCTGGGTCATCGACAACAAATGCTGTAATATCACTTGCTACGATTGATCCTGGATAACTATTTCTAAAGGTCGGTTTTGACGTTGTAGGGTCTGTATAAAAACATCCATTGAATACTCCGATAACAGCTGTCGAATTGTTTGCAGTATGTCTGTCAATGTTTCCTGCAGTTAATGGGATTACCAAATCACCTTGGAAAATTGCAGTCGTATGGTTGCTTGCAATTGTATATCTGTTCTGAGCTCCAACTAATGGTGTGCCGTCGAGTTTTCTGTATGGTCTTAGACCAAACTTTTCAACTACGTTTGCCATATGTTTTTTCTCCTATTATAGTTTATATTAACCAACCTTGTCGGTAGTAAACGTTAATAAATTAACTTTTACGGCCACCTCCAAAGGTTACTTTGGACTGCCTCTCAACATTGATTGGCATGTCCGGGTGTTGTTCCTTCATAAGATCCTGGTCAATCGCTTCTATTCTATCCTGAGTAATTTTTTTAAAATACTCGGCACGTGACTCTAAAATCTCTGTCGGTATCCTTGCCAACGCAAGGCCCCCAATTCCGATGATACCCGAGTGTTTTCCTTCAGAAAGAACAGGATAATCATTTTCACCGATTTCACTTAAAAGTGTATCAGCTCTAACGAATTCCCAACCCTCTCTTAGTTTCCTTGATACATTCGATGTATCATCGAAACCGGATGTGGCTAATCTTATCCAACGATGCGAATAGCCATTAGGTGCAGGTGGTGCATCTAAACTGGAAGATGGAGTCCATTCTTTACGTCTAGCTTCCTTCTCTCTAGTCGTGGACTGGCGTGAAGTTCTCATTTTACTTGTCATATTATTCTGCCTCCTTCACGTATTTAGCGTATTCCTCTAAAGGCACCCCTAATTTCTTAGCGATTACTACCTGTGATTTGGTGAGTTTCACAGACTTGCGTCCTCCTTGTCTACGACTAACAGAAGCTACATTTTGGACGGGTCGGCTAGCTTGTGTCTTTTTTTCTTCCGTCGTATCTTGGGCAAATTTCTGAGGGAAATACTCCTTCATACGTTTGTTAATGTTATTATAATATTCATCAGTATCAGAAACAACCCCCTGGTTGATTAACTGCTGGTGAATAGACATTGCTGCACCTGTCATAACTTCATCAGTTCCAAACCACGGATTCCTTGTCGCCCAATCAGTCGCTTTTTCGCTGACTGGCGGTGGTGTTGTCTCTGCCTCAGTTGACTCTTCAGTTTTGTCTTCTTTAGCTGCTTCCTGCTTAGCTTTCTTAGCGGACATAGAAACGTTTACTTTTTCTTTTTCCACTGCAAGCTTTGCGATGGCCGCATTTGCTTCAGCTATCTTATCTGAATCTTGTGCATCG